GACGAACTCTTGCACAAAGAGTGGACTGCTTGGATGATTAATCAGGTTATCAAAGAAGACCCTCGTTTTGCTAAGGCAAAGATTGACTGTGAACATGAAGTTCGTAAGATTTACGAAGATGTAATTCGTGAAGAAAAAGAGTGGGCTGCATATCTCTTTAAGAAGGGTCCAGTAATCGGTCTCAACGAAAAGATTATGATGGATTTCGTTGACTACAACTCCGTAGACGCTCTTAAGCAGATTGGTATTAAGTATTGGAATCCAGCGCCAAAGACTACTCCTATTCCTTGGTTCAACAAGCATATGGATACCAGTAAGAAGCAAACTGCACTTCAAGAATCAGAATCAACCTCATATGTAATCGGAGTGATGAGTGATTCACTAGATTACGATGAACTACCGAATTTATAAGGAGAAAAATAATGAGAGCAATTGTATGGTCAAAGGATCACTGCCCCTATTGTGTGCAGGCAAAGACACTTCTAGAACAGAAGGGTATTGAATACGAAGAAAAGAAGATTGGTGAAGGGTACACTAAGGAAGACTTGCTTGAAGCAGTTCCTAATGCACGTACCGTACCTCAGATTTTCCTCGACGGAGAACTCGTCGGTGGATTTACAGAACTTCGTGCTAAGTTTTTAGCAGAAGCAGCATAAGAAAGAAAAAAATATGACAATTAAAGTTGGAGAAACCTATACATTCAAGCTTACAAGCGGTGAAGAAGTTGTAGGAAAAGTTACCGCACTTGAAGATAATATTGCATTACTGCATGATCCGGTTTCAGTTGCACCGGGACCACAGGGTCTCGGATTGATTCAAAGCATGTTTACCGCAGATCCTAAAGAATCTGCAAGATTGAATATGAATAACGTTACTATCTTTGCATTAACCGACGAATCCGTAAAAGCTAAATACATACAAGCAACTTCTGGAATCATCGTTCCGGATAAGAAGCTAATTTTGGGATAATAGATGGCAAAACTAAGTAGAAAAGGCGACGCAAACGCTGCCGGAGGCAAAATCATCCGTGGTGCTTCCACAGTATTTGCTAACGGTATTGAGGTAGGATTGCATGTAAGTGACATTACTCCTCACGGTAAAGACAAACATAAGGCAGCTAAAACCACTGAAGGTAGTCCGACTGTCTTCGCTGATGGCGTCGCCGTTCTACGAGTCGGGTCAGGTAATGATTGTGGTCACAAAATTACCGAAGGTAGTCCTGATGTATTTGTTCCTTAAGGTAAGTTATGGCTAACACAGGCAAAAATAGTCCGTTAGGGGTAAACGTTACGGGTTCTACCCTCAATAACACAGGATATTCTATCAATTCGATAGCAGCTAAGTACATGGGTGTAAGCAAAACTAATGCTGCATACACTCCTGGTTCACTAGTAGAGCAAACTGCACTACGCTGGTTAACGTATGCTATCAATGATGCATACACTAGAGGACAAGTATTAAAGACTCCCGCAGGTACTAGCACATACGACAATCTCATATCTATCGGGGCAACCACTCTTCCTGCTTTAGGTAATGCTAAGCCACCAACTTACACAGTTGAAGACCCATCAGGCGTCTGGACTGATGCTGCTGTTATGTACGGAGAGCAAAATGCAGTTGCCGGCGGGTATAATCCCAATGATGTATTACCTGGACCAGCAACTTCGGGCTATGGAAACTATGACGGCACATACGGGGATTCGTTGCAAGGTTACGGATTAACTGACCAAAAGCAAAACGCTACTTGGTACCCGTATAACATGACTAACCCCAATGATTCTATTACTCAGTGGGGGTGGATTCGGTGTCATGCATTACAAGCATGGAATGAATTCAACTGGAACGGTAATGAAGTAAATCAAGCTGCTCCCCAGTATAATGATTTTACTTCTTCCTTTACAACCATGAGTTCGTATGTAGCTTATGTCAATGAAGCAATCCTAGCAGCACATAATTCTAACTCATTCCTAGAAGATACGTATAGTAACATGGATGACCTAGTTACTGCTGACATTTCTGGCATCAGTCTTTCAAGTAAAGATTTTGGTACTGACCTAATCAATTTGGGCAAGGCATTTAATCTAAAGAAGCTAGATGCATTTGGATTACCTTCTACTCTACTAGAAATTTTAGGCACAAACAACGCCGTCACTCCGGATTTAAGTCTAGCATTATTAGCGTCTGGTCTAACCAGTGATGAGATCAGTACACTGACCTCAAGTTCAGCGCAATCAATTACTCCTGAACAAGAGCGTAAAGCATACGGGGCATTTTTGATTATTGCAGGCACAAATCTATCAGAGATACTAGCTCCATTGCAGTGCGTAACTCAAGGGCTTACATCATTGGCTGACTTATTGAACGTCAAAAAAATGTTCCCTCTAAGTTATACCTCATTAACTGTTCCTAAATATAATGCTAATCCAGGACCAACGAATAGCAAAACGTATTACCTAATCTACGAGAATGGTGCAGTAAACGCAGCACTAGATACCCCTGATATGCGAGACTACGTAGGCATCCAAGTTCCCAAAGGAACTCCTCCAGTATATGACAGGGCTATTACTAAAGTAGATCCTAATAATTACGGAGACCTTCCAATTGGTTTCGGTGCATATGCTAGAGGAATAATTCCCGGAGATCAAGTTATTGCAGCAGGCGCATTGTCATTCACTATGCGTCAAGTTCGTAAAATTGACCAAGTAGATTTTAAGAAATTTGCAAAAATTGCACAAGGCATGGAAAACATGCAGAATCTTCCACTAGTTGCTGGAACTAGTAAGCCCACAAATCAAGAATCAATTGACACTAACATATCAAAAGGTGCATTAGGATCAGGTCCATACGGTTCGTTCACTATGAGCGACATGTTTGGAAGTATGAGTGGTCTACCTTATCCATGGCAAAAAATTTATGAAAGCATAAATCAACTAGAAACGCCAACGCTGTATGACATCTATCAACAGTTATATCTAGCTGTCACATGGGAACGTGCAACAGCAACAGTTCAATATACATATGATGGAATAAGCACATATACTACTACCGGTGTAACAATTACTGATCCGGGAGGTGGTTACGGTCGTGAAGGTGCCGCTGCACCCGTAGTTACAGTTAACGGTGCTACTGTTACTGCTACTATAGGAACCGATGCTACTGACATTACAAATTTTGGTAGAGTTACTGCATTGAATTTTACACCAGGAACAACATCATCTGTTCCTACTATATCAATTGCATATCCTCCGGGAGGTTCATCTTTTTCTAATAGTATTGTGCAAGATTATATTGATCAAGCTAATACAGAACTCGTTTCAATCCTACAGAGTAATCCTAGACCGGCTAGGCTGTTAAATGCGTACTGGAATATATTAGGCACTCAGTTAAAAATTGAACAACGTGCTAGATATCTTGCAGTGACTCCGGTGTCAGTTCCTAAAGATGTGTTTCTAAACCCACTTCATACATCTTTGTACAGCTTTACTGATTCTATCCCGTCGTTAGCTCAAGATACTAGACCTCATATGAATGCACAGACCCTAGAAGCAATCTCAGATTTATCAACAGTGGGCGGTCAAAGTACGATTGGTGGAATGCGTCAAGAGAGAAATCAACGTAGGCTGCAACAAGTAGGTATAGATCAAGATAACAATATACCAGATGCATTATCTGATAAAGAAGTTAAGATACTTACTACTAATGGCGTTATTGCCGGAGCCATACCCGGTACCGGCATTCCGTTTGCAGATACTAATGTTGAATTTACTATTCCGGCATGGCCTGCTACAGAAATTGGGTTCCCGACACCAAATGGATATTTTGATCCAGCTGGATATTCCGGAGAATTCTTGCCTACTACTGAAATCAAGCCAGGTGGCATTGAACCTATCTTAGAAGGCAATCCTATTCCGTCAGTTTCTACGGTCGTACCAGCTGGACCAATAAACGTTATTGAAACTAGAGTAACAGCACCTATCGTTCAGGCACCGTTAGAACTCTCGCCGGATAATCTTCCACCAAACCTTAATCCAAACTTTACAGCAACTACTCTACTACCAGCATCACCGACAATTCAAGATGCTATCGATCAAGTAGTTGAATGTAATTGCGATTGCTGGATTTAAATCACCCAAAACATATTGCAAATCCCTGCAAACTATTCTATAATTCTTAATAAAGGAAATAATATGTCATACCTATTTACCAGTGAATCAGTGTCAGAAGGACATCCAGACAAAGTTGCAGATGCTATTAGCGATGCAATTCTAGACTTGTTCATGACTAATAAAGACCCCAAGCTTCGTTGCGCTTGTGAAACATTAGTGACTACTAACCAAGTTATTATTGCAGGAGAGTTTAAGGGTGAGCTAGATTCACTAGATGTTGAATACTTAGTTCGCAAGACTGTAAAAAACATAGGATATGAACAAGAAGGCTTTCATTGGCAAGACCTAACTATTACTAACTTGATGCACGGTCAGAGTCCTGATATCGCATTAGGTACTGACAACTTTGGAGCAGGTGATCAAGGCATCATGTTTGGATATGCATGTAGCGATACTGATACTTATATGCCCGCAGCACTTCACTACAGTCATCGTATTGTAGAAGGATTGTCATTTGCCCGTAAAAATGGTGACGCTCTTTGGTTAGGACCTGATGCAAAGAGTCAAGTTACTATCGAATATAATGACGATGCTACGATAAAGCGTATTGATAAGATTGTATGCTCTACTCAACATAGTCCTGATGTTGCTATCGAAGACGTTAGAAGTTCAGTACAAGGATTTATCACTGAATTATTACCAAAAGAGTACATTGACAAAGATACTAAATTCCTTATCAACCCTACTGGAAGATTTGTCATTGGTGGACCAAACGGTGACACTGGCTTAACTGGTCGCAAGATCATAGTAGATACTTACGGCGGCTACGCACCACACGGCGGCGGCGCATTTAGCGGTAAGGACCCTACTAAGGTAGACCGGTCAGCAGCATACATGGCTCGTTATCTCGCTAAGAATATCGTTGCTAGTGGTAAGGCTAAGTGGGCACAAGTGCAGCTTAGCTATGCAATCGGAGTAGAAGAACCAACAAGCTTGTATGTTGACAGTGATGGTGAAAATCGTGATATTGAAAAATGGATTCGTGAAAACGTAGACCTAACTCCTAAAGGTATCATTGAACGCTTTGAGTTATTCTCACCGATCTATAGCTCTACTACTAACTACGGACACTTCGGTAAAAGCTATCTTCCGTGGGAACAGGTGAATTTGTTTGCTAAACCCAAAAAATAGGCTATTATTCGGTTGACTCTTACCCAAAACTAGTGTAGTGTTAATTATAAGCTGAGAAAACGGAGATACAATATGTTGGTCAAGGTCATTCATTTTGATGCTACTACGAGTGCAATGGACACTATTGCTCTCGTGAATGTCCCCAAGCACCAGCTGGGCTTCAAAGAAGCTGAACTGGATGCATGTGAATATGCATTTGCTCGTACTCAAAACATCTTTGGCTCTTGGAGCATGGGTTCGACTTTTGAAGATGGCGAACATAACGAAGATTTCAGCGAGAATGTTGAAGTTGTTATGCCTCTCTTGACCATCGACGGTCGCAAGTACGGTCATCGTAGTTCGATGATTGGCGATCTGTTTGTAGTTAACGGTAACATCTATATGTGTGATACGTTTGGCTTTAAGCGGTATGAAGAGGCGCCGCAACTCTGTGACTAAATACTCTCAGAGGAAATTATGAATTTAAACCGTTTAGGATCAGGTCGCAAACTGATACAGCAAATTGCTGATCAAGGCTTAGTAAAAAATATGCGGTGGACACGCCAGCAGCAAAAAGATGCTATCAACCAGCGTAAAAATCCGCATACTAAAAAAACCAGAGACGAAAGCCCGAAACAATGAGCGATGAAGTTACTAAATTCAAAAAGTCAAAGCGTATTGCTAAGACAGATGCAGTAATCAAACGCCAAACTCGTATCGCTAAATCGTTAGGTGTAACACACTCACATAATCAACCTCATCGCTATGCAAAGCATCACGCACTAGACTGTGGCAATCCTAAATGCCAAGTGTGTCATTCAGAAAAGATTTTCAATAAGCCTACCCTACAAGAGAAACGTTTTGACCAAAGTTGCAAAACGGACAACCTAGACTCTTGACAACCCCCTAACTATCTGCTATAACTTAATTGTTAATAACAAGGAGACCTACGTATGGTTAAGATTATTGTTGCCTTTATCTCACTCTTTCTCATTTTCTTTTTTGGGATTGATATTTTTCGGAAGATGACCGGAAAAGAAAAAATTAGCTTGACAAAGTGGTTAGGCTATAGTACAGTGTGTTCGTTACTAGCAATTGGTGCTGTAACATTAATCGTTCTACTCTTTTAAGGAATAAACTAAAATGAATCGTATTGCTAAGATTGCCGTTCTCGCTGGCTTGATGGCCACGACTGCTGCGTGTACTCGTATTGAAACTGGTGAAGTTGGCGTTCGTCGCGGCTTTGATAAGCAGATTCAAACTACTGAACTTCAACCTGGTTCAATCAACCAGACTATGATCGGTGAAGTTCTCACGTTCCCAACTAAGGATGTTCAAGTTGATGTAAGTGATTTGACCCCGCTTGCTGCTGATAACTCAACTGTTGCTGACTTTGATATGGCAGTAATCTATTCAATCAACCCAACAAGTGCTGCTGAAATCTATATTGAAAAGAATCGCGGATTTCACGCCGAAACTGAAGATGGCGACACTCTGTTGATGTATAACTACATTCGTCAGCTTGGTCGTAATGCTGCATACAAGGTTGCTCGTCGTTATGAGTCGCTTAAGATGGCTGACAACCGTGCTGAAATTGAACAACTTGTTCGTCAAGAAATCGTTGCTAGCCTCGCTGCTGAAAAGCTAGATGGTGCAATTTCAATCTCACAGGTTCTCGTTCGTCAGGTTAAGCCTGCTGCGAATATCGTAGCATCAGCTAACCTTTTGGTTGAGGCACAAAATGCTGAAAAGCAGAAGCAGGTAGAAGTTCGTACTGCAAAGCTTGAAGCCGAACGTATTGCTGCTCTTAATGCTAATGCTGGCGCAACGAAGTACATGGAAGCAACTGCTCTTGTGACGATTGCCGAAGCTGTCAAGGAAGGCAAGGTCAATACGATCATCGTTCCTTACGACTTTAAGGGTATCGTTAACGTAAAGTAAGTATAATTGGGTAGGGGTATAGTGCTCCTACCCAATATTTTTTTAGGAGAAACTAATGATTGAACAATTACCCACAGTTGTTCCTGCTGTAACTTTTAAGACTCGTGTCCGCGATGATTCCATCGAAGGTCCGAATCCATATCGTTGGCAGGATGTAACTTCATATGATTATTTCGCTGGTAAGCGAGTAATCCTATTTTCGCTTCCGGGCGCATTTACCCCAACTTGCTCAACTTATCAGCTTCCGGGCTTTGAGCAGAATTTTAACCAGTTTAAGGCTTTGGGCATCGATGAAATCTACTGCATGTCAGTGAATGATGCATTTGTCATGAATTGCTGGGCTAAGGATCAGAACATTCAAAACGTCAAGGTTATTCCAGACGGGTCAGGTGTATTCACTTCACAGATGAATATGCTTGTTCAGAAGGACAATGTTGGATTCGGTGTCCGCTCATGGCGCTATGCTGTTATCGTTGATAATGGCAAGATTGAACAGTGGTTCATTGAAGATGGTATTGAGCATAACTGCGAAACTGATCCGTATGGTGAAACTTCGCCGGAAACAATTCTTGCATACTTGCAGGGTTCTAATTAAGGGAAGCGGGGCAAGTCCCCGTTTCTTTATATGTATGTTAATCCGATAAATACTGTAAACGGATTAATGAATGTCAATACTTATATTGTCTAAAAAAGACGAGGACGAATATGAAAATCGTCGGCTCGTAGAAAGTCTTCGTGACTTAGGCATCCCTGCAACCATTTATCATCCTGATAAATTTGATGTCATAGTCGGTAAGAATACTGGCTATGGCATCAAATACAATGGACAAGAGTTTGACATGCCGAAACTCGTACTAACTCGTACAGGCTCGGGTACTACAGAGTTTATCACTGCAATAGTTAGACAGTTTGAAGAAGAAAATGTTCGTTGCATTAATTCATCGCTTAGTGTAGAAATTGCAAAAGATAAAATGAGGTCTCATCAACTACTAGCAAGTCATGGATTGCCTATTCCAAACACAATGCTTGTGCGGTTTCCCGTAGAAGTAGACATTGTTGACAATATGATAGGATGGCCCTGTGTCGTTAAAATTATCAGTGGCAGCTATGGCGAAGGTATATATCTATGTGAAAGCAAAACGTCATTCAAGAAAATGATGGAGTTTGTTGGTAATTTGGACACTCCGAAGATTTTACTAGTGCAAGAATATATTGATGCTAAGCCCGGAGAAGACCTGCGAGTATTCGTTATAGGTGGCAAGGTCATCGGGGCAATGAAGCGTCACGCACCCGAAGGTGACTTTAGAGCAAACATATCAGCAGGCGGTCGCGGCGAACCATTTGAGGTCAATAATGAGATTGACTATCTAGCTAGAGAGGCTGCTAGAATTTGCGGATTAGACATAGCTGGTATTGATTTACTCTTTGACAAAGATGGATACAAGATATGTGAGGCTAACTCTGCTCCTGGTTTCGAAGGATTTGAAAACTATTGTCAGGTAGATATTGCAGGGCAGATTGCAGAATACATCAAATATAAGCTAGGTATGATCTGATAGTAAATACTTCATGAGCTACTTAACTGACTTCATAACAAATTTTGGAAATGTAATTGAATTTGATTTTCCTCTTTGGGACACCGGCCGGGCACAATCTATATTAGACAAGCATCCGGGTTGGGTCAGATACCAGCCCCACAAACCAAACAATCGTTGGGGACTCAGTGTTACTAGCTTAGATGGCGGATTCTCAGGGGAACCCGATCTTTACAGCCTACGAGATTGGAACGCTATGAACGGTACTACTTATTGGGAAGCAGACTTCAAAGCAAGAACTAACGTAGTTGAGTTTATACCTGAACTAAATCCATTCTTAGACTTTTTTGGAAACAGCTTAGGTAGAGTTCATTTTCTCAAACTAAATGCAGGCGGATTCTTTCCGCCGCACAGAGATAACGGTGCAATAGTAGATAGCCCTACTTTTAGAATCCTAGTGCCAATCAATAATTTTGGCAAGAATCAAATGAAATGGATTCAGGAAGAAGAAGTGTTAAACTTAGAACCCGGAAGAACTTATTTTATCAACACTACTAGACCACATAGTCTTTTTAGCTTCACTGATGATTGCACTATGTTAGTACTAAACATCGTGGTCACCAATGAAATACTAGACAAGCTAGTTCGCCGTGTCGTTCCAATTTGAGCCATTTAAAGATCAGTGGTTAACGTTCACTGACATACTAGACCCGTTTGCTGAATGCGTAACGTATAATGTTGATTTGGATGTAGACTTCTTCACCTCTTTGAAATTGGATAATGATAGCACATTGCAATACCGAATCAATGCGGCTAAAGCTGCTGCCGTTCAACTTGGAACTAACCCAGTACTATGCTTTAGTGGTGGCGTTGATAGTCAAGCAATGATCCAGTGTTGGAAAGAAGCAGAGCTAAAATTTGACGTTGCTATTATGGAATTTGAAAACAATCTGAATCAGCATGACGTTTCTGTTGCACTAGAGTATTGTAGCGCACATGGAATTGAGCCGATTATATTAAAGCTAAATGTCATTCAATTTCTTACTAGAGATTGTATTGAGGTTGGAACAACGTATAAATGTGCAAGTCCTCACTTCATAACACACTATCAAATGTTTGACATGCTACGAGATTTAGGATATACAGGGATATGTTGCGGCGGAACAGCATTTGCAAGAAATCACCGAGTGTGGGGACCAGCTCCTAGCGCAGCACAATCAAACTATATAGAATATAGCAAACAACATCAATTTCCAATTATTGGCAACTTTCTAGGATATGATCCTGCTCTTTGTTGGTCAATCGCTGTACTAACCCCTGAACATGATGTAGAATGGATTACTAGACAATCTCGGATAGTATCTGAAACCAATGCTGTTCGCTATGCTGCTAAAATCTCAGGATACCGCAAACACGGATTTGACGTAATTCCTCAAGAGAACAAATACACTGGGTTCGAATTGATAAAAGATTATTTTGCAGAAAAGTTTAATGATGGTTGGGCATTTGAAAAGATGTTTAGAATACCCTTACAAAAGAAATTTGGCACAGCGTTTGGCATACTGACCTTAACAGAACACCAAACTGCTGCTATAGATAAATTATATTATGAAGGTTCTAGTTCTAGCGGATAAACCGCTCCCAGGATTTCCGTGCAAATGATAATCAGAATAAGACATATCAGTTTGGTGACCACCAACAACCCAATGGTCAACGGATATGCCAGGATACATCGTATACTCAATTCCAATTAAACTATGATCATCAACCGGACTTAAACTAGTAGCTAAAATTTTAACTACGCCCTCTTCTCTAACGTCATTCCATTGCTTTATGATGTCATGCTCTCTGTCATGTGCTTCACGGCATAAGCGAGGAGTAGACCATATAGGAAACTCTCCCCTAGATGCATCACTTATACCTTTTGGCCTACAGTAATTAGGATCAGAAGTTAATCCGTGATTAACATATCTGTACCAGCTTGTACTTTTCCAAAGTTCAACGTCTACGTCATCATTTGGTATATGTGGATATCCATGTAGACATAGTATGTCAAGTTTAGTTTCTTTGATAGTTAAGTGGATTTGCTTCTCAAACGCAAAATGTAAATTCTTTGGCCAAAGATCAGAATAAAATTTTCTCGCTGTCAATCCGTCGTTTATCAACGTTTTTTCTTTTTGACGAATCAACTCCCGGCGCCCGTTTAAGTATATCACTTGAATTTCAGGATATTTTTTACAGATAGTTTCAGCTAACAATATTGACCGTTTGACTACTCCGTTGTTGCCGTTAACGAACACTATATCGCATTCCGGCATTGTCTCATCGATTGGATCTGCCCACTCATTTTCAAGTAGGTACAGGTCGCTTATAACATGTGCTTTAATCATACTTGAATATTTATCTGGACTAAATACACATATACTATATTTGGAGACTTATACTCATGTCCGTGATTGTTACATTTGATACCCACGAAAATTATGCAGCCTTTGCTGCAAAGACCGGACTTGCGGTCACTGAAGGTGCAACCTCAGTTCAAATTCCTTGGGGAAAGCTAAAAGTTGCTAAGAATAGTGTCGGCGCAGTATCTTTTGCTCACAGTGAAAGCGAAACTACCGATACAGTAGAATTCATCATGAAGGGCGACATCACACACGCTCAAGTCAGTGAGTTGATTACAGTCACCGCAGATTTAGGTAATGGATTTTATCATATTGAAACTAGTCAAGGACTAGCACTATTTGATTTAGTAGATGGACTTGATCCAGTTTCTGCCGAACACGTAGTATTTCATGCAATATCTTCAATCGACGGCGTAAATCCAGAACAAGTAGGAATCGATCCGTTAAGCACAGATGGTCAGTGGGCAAGAATTCGTGTTGCTAGTACATATCGTCCTCTACTCAGTAGTTTTGAATATTATGACGATCTTGTAACTAAGAGCGTTCCTGAAATCTATCTAGCAGACTCCGGCGTAAATTGGAATCATGAAGAATTTGCAGGTACCGACCATGCTGATTTTTGGAAAGCTTCTATTTTTTCAAATTTTGACGGTCAGATGGGTCACGGCACGTTAGTCGCATCTGCAATATTTGGAAAAAATGTAGGTATTGCTAAAAACGTCAAAGTTCTTAATTGTAAGATAAAAGGTCCAGAAGGTAGTGCTAACTTTGTAGAGTTAGGTAACCTAATAGATGCAATCATTGCAGAAACAGTAGCCAAACCAAATGTCACCCGCATCTTCAATGCTTCTTGGGGAGTAGATGAGAATGTTTGGTTAGAAGCTAAATTTAGACAGCTATTAGATGCTGGAGTGACAGTAGTTTGTGCTGCCGGTAACTCTGGCGTTGATGTTGATACTATTACCCCTGCAGGTATGCCAGAGGTAATTACAGTTGGTGCAACTGATCGTTATGATATTCCTGCCGGCTTTAACAACATCGCTCCGACTGATAGTGGCCTTACTACTAACTACGGACAACGTCTAGATATTTTTGCCCCCGGCGACCATGTTGCACTTGCTGATAAAGACGGCGGCTATATGATTAGCTCAGGTACATCTATTGCTGCCGGATATGTGTCAGGTGCTGCCGCACAAATTGCAGCACTATTTGAAAACAACCTACCAAATCCACTTCTACTCACTAAGATTCTTGACAGTTCTACCAAAGACGCAATCTTGTTCGATGATGACAGATTTAGTGACAATCAAAACAAAATAGTACACTTAATCGGTACAAAAGATGTGCAGGCAAATTCATTAGATCTGTATTTAGGAGCGTTCAATGTTACTACAGAACTATTCAACTTAGACCTAAATACAATTATTGATACTTCTCACTACACAAAATTGTTACCTAGCGAAGCATTTAACTGGTCAATTTTGTTTGAACAAGAAGACTATGATACACTATATAGAGAATTCACTGTCCTAGATAGCTCGTCAGGACAATTAGTAGCAAATAAACCAACCGTTCAATTAGATGAAGGTGAAATTATTAGAATGGTTAGATTTAAGGCGTATGCAACAAGTGATACAGTTGCACTACAGTCTCCTTGGATCTTATTCTTCCAAGTAGACCAAACTATTGATCCGGCTACAGTGAATGTTGACATCACCAGAGCGTTGTCAGAAACTAATAGCTCTAGTATTTTCTTATTTACACCAGAACTTAAGTAACGCATGACAAAAATAACCCCGATCGAGATTTCGGTAAATCCTAGATATGAAATCGGTGTAACAAAATTAACTGGATACCTGTTAGAAGATTTGCTTACACCAAAAGAGTTTGAGTCACTGCTAAGTTACTGGGAACAATTCCATGTACACGGGATAGACTGGGACAAGACCGTATATTATTTTAAGGGCAAAGCCCACGCTACAGCTAATCAGCGAACCTTTTTTGACTTGTATGATAGAAAGATATTTGATCTTCCTGAAAAACAAGAATGGTACCATCAAACTAAAGATACAATATATGATTGGGCACGAGAAACATTAGGTAGAACCATTCATCCTAGAATTTTTCAAATTTTAGAAAAGGTAAAAACATTCCCGCCATTCAATAGTGAACCTGACAAGTGGATTCCTGTCAGAGGCATTATTAATGTTTTGGCTCACGAGAAAATATTAGAATATCATATTGATGCAGAATCAATCATATACAACGCTCCATTGAATCAAATTGACCAGTACAGCATTACCATATATTTAAATTCAGTTTCAGATGGTGGAGAATTTTGGATAGACGGCGACCCAGGATTTGTATATCGCCCCGTACCAAATAGTGCTTTTGTGTTTAACGGCGGCAAAGCATTACACGGCGTAAGTATGAACTTAGACAAAGATCGCAACACTAGAAAAGCAATCACGTTTAGATTAGTCAGTGTTGATTCGTTATTGCTTCCGGGAGACCCTGATAAGTTCCTAGTGAAAACACCATCTCTTGACGAAATTAAAAATTAATTCACATATAAATAAATACTATCATGAAAAAGATGTACACAAACAATCCTATAATAGAAACAGAAATAATTGAGTTTGATAAAAAAGAACTTGATGCCGAAAAGCGTATTAAAGTTTTAGAGGAAAAGGTTCGCATGTTAAGCGAACAATTGCACAAGATGGCTTCTACACTCAATCTTAATAGCAGACAGATTCGTAAACAGAACACCGACATTAATAATGTTACAACAGCGGTCCGCAGTAAGTTTAGCTAAATAGCTGTATGTCACAGAAAACCTACAGAACAATTTTTATCAGCGATGTCCATTTGGGTACTAAATCCTGTAAAGCAGAACTTCTCAACAACTTTCTAAAGCACAATACTTGTGAGACATTATATCTTGTAGGTGACATTATAGATGCATGGAAAATGCAGCAAAATAAACTACGCTGGAAACAATCACATACTAATGTGGTCCGTAGGATTCTTGGTCACAGTAAAAGAGATACTGATGTGATTTATGTTGCCGGCAACCATGACGAATTCTTGCGCCCTATGATTCCTTATGCAGCAAGTTTTGGCAGAATGCAAATCGCTAACATGCATACTCATTTGGGCGTAGATGGCAAAAAGTATCTCGTAGTACACGGCGACCTGTTTGATGGCATCACTAGATTGGCTCCTTGGTTAAGCTTTTTGGGTGATAAAGCGTATGATTTTGTGCTAGAACTAAACAGTAGGTTCAACTGGATTAGACACCGGATGGGCTTCGGGTATTGGTCGCTATCAAAGTTTCTCAAACATAAAGTCAAAAAGGCAGTAGACTTCATGTTTAAGTTTGAACAAAACGTTACTGCATACTGTAAGCGTAAAGGTTATGATGGTGTAATATGCGGTCATATCCATAATGCTGAAATAAAAATGATAGACGGTATTGTTTATATGAATGACGGTGACTGGGTAGAATCATGCACTGCATTAGTAGAGCATCACGATGGACGCTGGGAAATCATTACTTGGCAGGAGATGAAAAATGAAGGTACAAACACTAGTAAGAAAGATGTATGAAGCTATTTTGAATAAAGACCAAAAAAAAGAAAAAGAGCTTTGGATGAAGTCATTAAAAAAATCGCTCAAGCATAAAAACACTTTCGTTATAAAATGAAAACGATACTTGTAATTACTGATATTGTTGATGGACAAGTGAATGGTGTAGCAACCACATTTGAAAATCTAAAAATTCTGGCTGGAAAAGATAACTTTAAGATAGAGTTCATCAATCCGCATTGTTTCTATAATTTTTCAGCACCTAGATATCCTGAGGTAAAGCTTTCTATACCACTTAGGATAGGTAAGAAGATTAAAGATATAAATCCAGACTATGTGCATATTGCAACAGAAGGACCTATTGGTCTTGCTGCTAAACTTTGGCTTGATAAACACAAGCGGAAATACAATACAAGCTATCATACTAAGTTTCCAGAATTTGTAGAAAGAATATACCACATACCTGAAAAATATACATACAACTATTTGCGCTGGTTCCACAAACATAGCGGTGTTGTACTAACTACTACTCAGACTATGGTAGAAGAATTAAAAGACAATGGCTTTACTGGCAATATACTGTCATGGACCCGAGGAGTAGATACTAAGATATTTTACCCTAGAACAAAAACATCTGGTCTAACCTTAATCAATGTGGGTAGAGTCAGTAAAGAAAAAGGACTAGATGATTTTTGTTCACTGGCGTATCCTAATGCTAAAAAGATTGTAGTAGGCGATGGTCCTTATAGAAAAGAACTAGAATCAAAATATCCTAATGTAGAATTTGTTGGGGTAAAGCGTGGCAACGAGTTAGCAGAATATTATGCTAACAGTGATGTATTCGTGTTTCCAAGCAGAGAAGATACATTCGGTATTGTAATGATTGAATCAATGGCTTGTGGTGTCCCTGTCGCAGCTTACAATGTTACTGGTCCTAAAGATGTTATTGACCAACACGAAACAGGCTTTATGGATAATAGTCTGTCTGTTGCTATTGACCACTGTTTAGAACTTAATAGGACCAGTGTTTACGAAAAAAGCAAAAAGTGGACTTGGGAAAACTGCTGGGATATTTTCAAAAATAATCTAGTCACCATATAAAAAAAAGGTTGACATTTGATTCATAGTTTGTTATAAAGAGACTATGACTAAACAATACGCATATTTCTTTACCCGGCAAGATACCTTTAAGGAGTACCAGCTTGTGCAGACTGCACATGTTGCGTACAAGCTAGGGTCCGTGTTAGGTAAAGATGCTGATGCAGATAATACATATTTTACCTGTGTCGGAGTTCGGAATCTTGAGGCACTTCTTGCTGTTGAAAAGATTCTGTTTGAGTTTGGCATCAAGTACGAACACTTTATTGAGCCGGACTTGAACGGTGGTGAAATGACTGCAATCGCAGTACACCCCATTGATGAGGACAAGCGAGATATCTTGCTTGCGTTTAACCTTTTAAAATTTTAAGGATACACTAATGAAGAATATTATATTGGCGAGTTGGAATTTTATTTTTGATTATAACAAGAGTCCCCTGCGAAATATCCCTGAGGGCAACATTCGGCACATGGTATATCAAGTGTTAGGTTGGATGTGGGCTATTTCGTTCTCAATTGCAACTGGCACATATGCGTTTATGGGAGTGAATCTAATCGCTCATGCTGTCCTTATCGGTGCAGCAGCCATGACTGTAGCAGTATATACTACTGCAACAGTAAAACCAGAATTGTTTGTGCGTAAGGCAGGTTGGGGTCGCAGCACTACCGGCGAACACGAGTAAGATGAACGTATTAAGGTCTGTTTGGGCACCATATGGCACCAGAAAAGGTGCTACGGTGTGCGAGGATGACCAGGGCTACTTTGTTCGTTATGCTTACACCATGAAAACTGTCGGTGAAAGTAAACGATATAAAAGACTAAGTACCGCATATAAAAAAGCAGAACAATGGTGTGAAGGAAATGCCGAATGAATGATACGATGATCGGTTTATTGGGATACGCAGGACTTATTGTATGTCTTGTGGTAGTAGTAGGATTGTTACGTAAATGATATTGTTACTCGTTATTCTGATTGCGGCAACGGCGGCATTTACCTTGTTTGCACTACTTTGTGGACTTACAGCCTTTTCACAAGAACAAACAACTGAATCTCGTGCAAAGCAAACTCAAATGATGTTTGCACGAGTTAAGTTGCAAGCACTTGCCGTAATATTGGTAGTAGTTGCTGCCGCAGTTTTTTCTAACTAAGGATAAATTATTCGTTGTATTCTAATATAAACTTTGCATTTGATGTAGACGGTACGCTGACTCCTAGTAGACAGCGTATCGCTCCGTCGTTTGAGGAATGGTTCCTTTTCTTTTGCCAAACTAATAATGTCTATCTTGTGTCCGGAAGCGACTATGAGAAGACGCTAGAGCAGCTTGGTGAAGAGATATGCAACACTGTCAAAGGTGTGTATAGCTGCTGCGGAAACGCTCTCTATGTGAGCGGAGAGCTACAGTATGTCAATGACTTTGCATTGACCACCGAACAACACGAATATCTTGAGAGCCTATTGCAGTTGAGTTCCTTTCCAAAGCGGACTGGTAATCACATTGAAATGCGCCCCGGTTCCTGTAATTTCAGTGTTATTGGACGCAATGCAGACATGAATGAACGTTCTGAATATTTGGAATACGATACTCGTGTAGATGAACGAAATTTTTACGCATTCCTTATCCGCGAAAATTTTCCAAATCTAGCGGCTACGGTCGCAGGCGAAACAGGAATAGATATCCATCCTGTCGGAAAAGATAAGAGTCAGATAGCAGAATATATATCTCCGTTTGTTTTTTTCGGAGATAAGATTTATCCGGGCGGAAATGATTACACTATTGCACAACACGCAATAAAACAATATAATGTTTCAACCTGGGAAGAAACATTTGAAATATTAAAGGAGAATTATAATGTTTAAGAAGTTATTTGTAGCAGCATTATTACTTTTTGCTACTCCTGCTTTTGCAGAAACATATGTCATCGGCGATAGTATTGCCGTCGGTATTGCAAACTCAAGTGGAATTGATCGTGCCGGACATCACGTTTGGCGCAAGGGTGGAATGGATACTAGAGTTATTTTGGGATATGTAAAGAAGTTTATCGCAACCGGTAAAGCCAAAGGTTCTACTGTTATTCTTAGTAGTGGTGCTAGTAACAGCACTTATGAGCGTAAGAACGGAGACGGTCGCAACCTCAACACCGCACTAATCAATCAGCAGATTCGTCTATTGAAACAAGCCGGTGCAACTGTATATCTTGTTGGTACAGGGTCACAGAGTTCCCCTTGGATTAAAAATCGCTACGGCTGGTATCGTGTTAATTTTGCTAAACAGAATGCAAATGCACGATTGGCAGAAGTTGCTCGTGCAGAGGGTGCAGTCTTCTTAGGACCGCTTGAAAAGTACTCACCTGAACTTAATCGAGGCGATGGCATTCATCCGGGACCTCAGGGAGCCCGCAAGATGTATCGGGCCACGCAAAAGTAATATATAGAAAGAAACAAAGGATAATATATGTTAGAATGTTTAATTTTAGGAGATAGTATCGCAGTCGGTACTAAGATGTTTGCACCTAAAGAATGTGTATCATATTCTAAGGGTGGTTATAACACATGGCAGTGGAATAAGAAGTGGGGCGACACTCCTTTGAATTCTGAAATAGTTGTCATCAGTCTTGGTACTAATGACCATAAAGGTGTAAAGACTGAAAAGGAACTTCGTAAAATGCGGGAACGAGTTCGTTCAAACCGAGTCATGTGGGTCATGCCTCCCTGCAATGCGAAGTTCTGTAAGTCAAATATCAATGCAATCGTTACTAAGATTGCTAATCAATACGGTGACCAAATCATTGGTACTAAACACGTCCAGCCCGACGGGGTTCACCCTAGCTGGAAGGGCTATAAAGAAATTGTAAAGAAAGCAAAATTATGAACCCACTATCACAAAACGGCAATTGGGTTACTGCCGTAACAATGAGTTTGCCCGACTATGCATCGCAAATGGGAAACCGGCTTGAATCTATTATGCAAGATAATAGTCTTTCTACTGTAGAAGCACATTCTTGTGCCCTAGCTGCTTCTTTGGCAATGGGATACGGTGAACTGGCTCTTGAAATTTCAATGAGTAGCGAACTTAGAGGAAATGATATTCGTGAAGAAGTAGCCGCGTCTGTTATAGACATGACTATTAACAATGTCAGTAGAGATTGCTTTACTGACTTAGATATCAAGATTACCCCTTACAATTTAGCTGTTGCTATGGTTCTCAAAGATGGTGCTAGCAGGGTCGTTATTAGAAGCGGGCTAGCAGATTTGGGCTACACCGATGAGCAACTTATGGATATTGCTAAAATCGCAGGGCTAATTCCTTCTATCGGTAAGTGCCTCGTTTAACGGCAAATTAGGGGTTGACATAGAAAGCTGACGGTGCTATAGTTAATTATAAGCTGAGAAAACGAAGCTTGTTCAGAAATTAATTTTTGACTAAGGTCATTTTTTTCTTGACAACAGTTTTGAAATGATATATAAGAGTAAATGTAGCGCAAATTGACGAAAAGTTGAAAAACTAGCCGTTAAAATGCACTATTATTAACCAGGACTAAATAAACATACTATGAAAACTACTTGTAACATATCACTGAAACAACATACTCTCTGGGGACAATTATTGGCTCCGATGGGTGCAGTTGCGGCAGTATATAATACAAGTATTCGCGGCGACTTTACTCCATCAGTGGAACAAGAACCCGGCGGATAAGTAGACATAGTTAAACTAGTTTATTTAGACCCCGGGGACTCAAGTTCTTGGGGTTTTCCTTTTACAAAGTGCAAGTCGGAACGAGGCTGCAAAGCACTATAAAAAATGAACGGGCGGTGGTAGTGATGGATTCACTTGTGAGTGATGAAAAACCTATCAGATGAGGACATTACGATCCTCTCAAGCGGTCAAGTCTGAAATGCCAGGAAACATAGATCGCTTATCAACAAAAGGCTAACCATTCATTATTTAAGAACATGCGAGTAGAACATGGTGCCAAACTTGAAAAATTTGTATACGCCTCTAGTGTTCTTAAATAATGGATGATACATTGCCCGATAGATCAATTGGTAGATCGACTGACTCTGACTCAGTAGGTTCTAGGTTCGAGCCCTAGTCGGGCATCCAAAATAGTTTACACGATGCTGCAAAGCATATATATTATACAAGTTACATTGCCCCTTCGTCTAAAGGTAAGACGCTAGTTTTTGGTACTAGCTATCGAGGTTCGAATCCTCGGGGGGCATCCAAACTTAATGCCGCTTTAGCTCATTTGGTAGAGCAACGGTTTAGTAAACCGTAGGTGGCGGGTTCAAATCCTGCAAGCGGCACCATTTCACGGATCCTTAGTTCAGCCGGATAGAGCGCCTGTCTTCGAAACAGGATGTCGGGGGTTCGAATCCCTCAGGGTCCACCAAGTTAATGCCCGCGTAGCTCAGCTGGATAGAGCATCAGATTACGAATCTGAGGGTCGGAGGTTCGAATCCTTCCGCGGGCACCAATTTCATGTACGCTAAGTGTTACGGTAGCACGACTGGTTCCAACCCAGTTAGCGTGGGTTCGACTCCTACAGCGTATGCCAGTTTATGGTGATTGTAGCTCAGTTGGTTAGAGCGTCGGTTTGTGGTACCGAATGTCGCGGGTTCGAGTCCCGTCTTTCACCCCAGTTTCATGCACCCTTAGCTCAGCGGTAGAGCATTTCCTTGACATGGAAAAGGTCACTGGTTCAAACCCAGTAGGGTGTACCATTATTACTAGGTTGACAAGCTACTTGATATATAGTATACTAGTATATGCACAAAGAGATAAACATTGTATGAAAGAACATGAACCGCACTATCACGAAGATAAGAAGACTGGACTACTAGTTCGGTGTATGAATTCGTGTTCAAATTTGATTACTGATTATAGATTTTGGATTGGCGTAACTATCAGCTATCCACTAGAACATTTTCTCTGGGAACATGTCTGGCCCTTCAAGCTAGTAATGCAGTTTCTCGGACTTTAACTTATGCCGGCGAGTGATACCCACTACAATAGTGACGAACATACCGTTACCGCTGGCTCCATTCTTATGCGTCCATCTAGCAATATACCTTCCAAAAGTGTACCAAGTAGAGAAAAAAAGTGGGCGCGCCATATTCAACGGGGTATAGCGCAGTCTGGTAGCGCACTTGTCTGGGGGACAAGTGGTCGTCGGTTCAAATCCGGCTACCCCGACCATTAACGAGTGAGTGTTCTCATTATGTGATGATGTTTAATTTCCTCATCCTGATACATTTCAGGGATTGTATGGAACCAAATTACAATCGCATAACGAACGCCTTGAACTTTCTTGACACCGTGAAGATATTGCCAACTGCCAGGATACATAAGAATGTCTCCTGCACTTGGTCTCTTTTCAATGTCAAAGAACGGAAAATATACTTCTCCCCCTTGATAGTCATCATTTAGATATGCTACGCAAGTTATGTCGCGGTTGATGTTACTTCTGCGAACAATTGTACCATCTACATATTGACCATCGATGTGAGGCCAATAGTGAGTTCCATCAGAATAGTGAAGAAAGTCTATAGAGTGTGTGTTACACTCTACGCTATATTGATGCTCTACGAGCTCCTTACAGTGTCTTACGAGCTGGTCAACATTATCAGCGAAGTTTGTATAGTCTACGAAGTTGGCGGTACAGATGTCAGGATTGTGAATAGCAATATATTGGTCATCCACTATCTTGCCAACGGTCGCTTGAGTTGACTTTGCTTCTTGTGCAGAATTCAGTAAGGTATTGATTAGATCATTATCAACTGATGCTGATAGATGCTTAATCTGTCTGGGGTCAAAATGCATATGTTATTTATGAGTACTCCCGGTGATACTGCACAAATGTTACTGGGGCAGGGGCTGTGCAGGCCCCGAGAGTTTTGGGGCCTTAGCTCAGTTGGTAGAGCGTTTGTCTGGCAGACAAAAGGTCAAGGGTTCGATTCCCTTAGGCTCCACCAATTCTAGTTAATTGTATTAAGTAGCTTGTGTGCAAATATATGATTACATTCTATTCCGGGGTGAGCTAGGTCTCTTGCTAACGACTCATTGGTTCGCAATTCGGAACTATTAACATTGATAAACTTTATGTTTCGTTCTGTGCATAACATTTTTATCCCTAATAGATTTTTTTCTTCATTGAAAAAAAGATTGTCCTCACATCCGGCCCAAATTTTATAAATCTCGGGACTTTTAAAATGACCAAAATTCCACGGGCCATATAGCCTTGGACTACCGTCGCTAAGCTCAAATCTTCCCGCCGGAGGTGTTAGGTAGACTACAATTTTTGGTTTTATAAGGTCAATGTGCCCATGACATAATCTAAATGCAGTGTCCGGGGAACCAGCAGCAATTCCTAAATTTGCACACTTTAAATTGAGATTATCAGAAACAATCTTAGGCCAAATAGTATTAATTGGCAATCCTACTCCAATTGTTAAACTACAACCCAAAAACATTGCAGTAGGCACCTCAGTAAATTCATCGCATCTAAATCCAAATGAATTAAAACGGTATGTGATATCAGAATCTATCCAATTATAACGTTCCAATTCAGCACGACGCCTAATGAGATTGTGTTTGTATAGCTGTTCTTTGTCCGACGAAAGCCAACTTAGAGTTTGATTTGCGTATTTTTTATAATAGGAATCATAGTTTGGAATCATATTTATATTTATTAGTTTAATGCTCCTGTAGCTCAGTTGGTAGAGCACCTGATTGAAGATCAGGGTGTCGGCGGTTCGAACCCGTCTGGGAGCACCAGATTTTACTCGTGTGTGTACGGTTACCATATGTGACCCTGTTTTATTCTCAAACCAAACAGGAGTGTACCTGATGCCCGTAGCAGTACTATTGAGTTAGTATCAGTAACTAAATTTGAGACACTAGTTACGGCGAGTAAATACATTTAACATGCGGCTGTGGCGGAATTGGTAGACGCCCTGGTTTTAGGTACCAGTATCGTAAGGTGTGGGGGTTCGAGTCCCTTCAGCCGCACCAAATTTCAGAAATCGGAAGAAGTCATCGGTCTAGAACGATGCTTCAAGGCACACTATGAGGGTCACTATAACTAGAACCTGAACTGCTGAACCGATACCAATTTGCCCCGATGGTGGAATCGGTAGACGCGGAAGATTCAAAATCTTCTGCCCTTAGGGCGTGGGGGTTCAAGTCCCTCTCGGGGCACCAAACTGCTAAATAGTAGTTTGGAGATTCACATGTTTAGAACACTTATATTATCAGCAGCATTATTATTTTCTTTCCCTGCATATGCTCAGGTTGAGAGAGAAACATCAGGTTCATTAGGCGGAACAGTTATCAATGATGATAACATTGTTTTGACAGGTGCATTCAAGCACGTTACTGACACCGGCCCTAGAGAATACTCATTTGAAAGTGATATTCTTTATAAGAGTGCTAACGGAGTAACATCTAGAGAACAGATTAACGCATTTGCTAAAGTCAATCAGGACATCCATCCTAAGCACTATGTTCAAGTAGGTGTTCGCTATAGACACGACCCTAGAACATTCTCAGAAGATCAAGCAGTCTACAGCATTGGCCATGGCTTCAGAATCGTAAAGACTGATAAGACTAAGATATCAAATGAACTTAGCGTTGGTTACAAGCATGGCACGGGCGGATACAGCGATGTAGTAGTTCGTGAAAGTGTATGGATTAGTCATAATCTTAGCAAAACAGTTTCAGTTTCAAACAAATTTATGATTGAACAAGGTTCTAGAACCTTCATTCAGAACAAAGCTGAAATCAAATATAAGTTGAGCGAGAAAACAAGCTTCTCAATTCAAGACTTGTACACAAAAGATTGGCGTGAAGATAACACAATATCTTTTGCATTCACTTTTAAAATCTAATACTCCCTTAGTTTAGCGGTAAAACACCTGGCTTATATCCAGCATCGTCTCCAGATTAGAGAGCGTCACAGGTTCAAATCCTGTAGGGAGTACCATAATAAATAGACATATGATAGTATGGATATTCAGAGAACAGCGTTCCGGTAGTACCGCATTTACTAGTCTAGTTGCCAATCGGTTAAATCGCATAGACAAGTTTGTTAGATACCCGGAAGACATAGAATTAGTAAAGAATATTCCTAATCCGGAAGACTACGTTTTCAGTACACATTTTTATAATTTCATAGAAATGATGAACTCAGTTGATAAACCGATTACGTTGATTAGATGTGCTAGGAAAGATAAAATAGAACGTTGCATAAGTTACTTAGTTGCTAAGTATAAGGCTAAACAGATTATAAACGATATCAATCCTTGGAATATCATTCGCAAAGAAGGTATGTTAGATCATGAAACTTTCATGTCTAAAATTGAACCAACAGTATTTTCCAAAAAAGAAATTTACAACTACTTACAGTATTGTACTGAAATGAATCAATACTGGGAAAGTTATGCAGCCTCGTATCAAAATTTCACTGTCTTTTATGAAGACTTATGCACTGACACTGGAGTTGATTTGCCTATGTTAGGTTTGACCTCATTAAGCATAACAGATGATGATACGATAACCATCAAGATGCCTTCATATAAAGAGCAGATATGCATAAATTATGACATGGTTTCTCGTTGGATATCAAAATATTATTCGGAAAATAGAATATGATATTGCCCAGGTGGTGGAATGGTAGACACGCAACGTTGAGGTCGTTGTGGACGAAAGTCCGTGAAAGTTCGAGTCTTTTCTTGGGCACCAAAAGATTCTAGTTGACAATAAGGTCAATCTGATGTAATGTAAACTGACACTAAGGAATATCAGTTGAATTAAATATAGAAAGAAATAGGAGTTTTTATGGCAGTACTAGCCTTAGACGTATCAGGTATCCCAAGAACGTGGGTAAACCACGATGAAGCAATTAGCTATCATGCAAAAAATTTGGTCGCCTGGACTCTAGGCGATGTTGTTGCTAGATATAGAGGCGGATACCGAATTGACGGTACGCAGAGTTATCTTGAAACTCCTAGTATCATTGCTATTAAGGGTGAAGGTTTTAACTTCAAGAAGCACAACAAGGTTATCTTGACTAACAAGACGTTGTTCGCTCGTGACCGCAGTATTTGCGGTTACTGCGGGGTTCATGTTAGTAATCACACTAAGTTAAGTCGAGACCACATTGTACCTAGGTACCACGGTGGTATTGATGAGTGGACTAACGTTGTTACTGCTTGCATCCCTTGCAATCAAAAGAAGGGTTGTAAGAGTTTAAAGCAATCAGGTATGGAATTGTTATACATTCCATACGAACCTAACCACTACGAAAACATGATTCTACAGAATCGTAGCATTCTTGCTGATCAGATGGATTACTTGATTTCAGGTGTGCCCAAACACAGTAGAATTGTTCAATTAGCGGCTTGACATTTATTTGTCAAGCTGCTATAACAAGATTAAATAGTTTATAGAGTTTATTCCCTAATGGCGCAGCGGTAGCGCAGTTGACTGTTAATCAATTGGTCGGTGGTTCGAATCCATCTTAGGGAGCCAAACTTAACGCCCTTATAGCTCAGTTGGTAGAGCACCTGATTTGTAATCAGGGGGTCCGGCGTTCGAGTCGTCGTGGGGGCACCATTTAAAAAGAGAAGTCAACAACCCAAAACTGTTGACTTCTCTTTATATCTTTGATATACTCAACACATAATAAGAGATTGGCCCTGTAGCTCAACTGGATAGAGTACGAGTCTTCTAAACTTGGGGTTGCAGGTTCGAGCCCTGCCAGGGTCACCATTCTTTTTGTTTGTTGAGTAAGTAGAATATAAATAGTTTCATGGGGACTTAGCTCAGTTGGTAGAGCGACGGCTTTGCAAGCCGTAGGTCAGGGGTTCGAACCCCCTAGTCTCCACCAAAAATAAAGTTTGATGATGGATAATACAGACTGCTACATTGAATTACCTTCTATTATATGGGATAAGCAGGTTCTCATTGATATTATGAGTAGCTATAACACTGCGAAGTGGGTATCAGAGGGATATGTTAATAAATATCTTCGTCCCGATTCTCATCCAGTGTTTGATGATTTGTATAGGCAGTTGGAATCTCTTGAGATAAACATCGGCAGAGTTTTCTTTGCTGAATTGAGTCCAAATACTTTCCTTCAACCTCACACAGACCAACATAGAAAGGCGTCAATCAATTTTCCATTGATCGGTGATTGGGACAAGAGTCCAGTAAAGTTTCACCGCGAACGCTCAATGAAAAGTGAGCATCTTATATGCGAACATACATACAGATGTCCTACTATAATTAATACGACAATCAATCATAGTGTAATTAACCCAACTAATGAAACACGCTATTTGTTTTGTCTAAGTTTGTATGAGGATTGGGAAACTATACAGTTGACAATTGATAAGATATATAGTAATATAGTAAAATAAGTTTTCGGGGATTAGCGCAGTCTGGTAGCGCACCTGCTTTGGGAGCAGGGGGTCGTAGGTTCGAATCCTACATTCCCGACCATTTTTACCGTGCCTCGTTAGCTCAGCGGTAGAGCAGGACCTTTACACGGTCAAGGTCGGCGGTTCAATCCCGTCACGAGGTACCATTTTTTAAAACTACGTACATAATGATAAATAATCATTCGCTATCTGACAGTAAAATTAATATTAGAAAGGATTTTATGAGTTGGCACAGGTTAATAAGCACATCCTAGTTACAGGATATCTAAATGAAGCTCCGAAAGCGGAGTACGTTACTTTTCTTGAAGATTGGTTCAAGCGATTAGTTGAAGCAGTTGACATGAAGGTCTTGATTGATCCCATATGTGTGTGGTGTAACGACGAGGGTAACGAAGGCGTAACTGGGATGGTGGGTATTACCACTAGTCACTCATCAATTCATTTTTGGTCAGGTGAACCATCATACTACAAGTTTGATTTGTACTCGTGCAAAGATTTTGCACTTGAGTCTGTAGCAGAAATGCTAAAAGAACTTGGAACTTATAAGTTCACATACACCGTTGTTGATCGCACAGACGATGAACATCCTGTCATTGACTCAGGTGTAATTCACTTCTAAACAAAATTTCAGTACGGGTGTAGCTCAGTTGGTAGAGCATCGGTCTCCAAAACCGAGTGCCGGGGGTTCGAGTCCCTCCTCCCGTGCCAAACTTTCTGAAAATAGTTCTTGACATTACCCTCAATATGTCGTATA